TGCCAATAATACTCAGGGTCTTTCTCAACAATAATGTTGCAATAAAGCCCATTTAAAGCATTAGAAACAAGTCTTTTTGTAAGCTCAATATCGTTGCCGGGCTTTGTTGTAAAAACAAACTCAGCTTCTCTCATTTGGTATCTGACACAACCAAGTGCCTCAGTCAAGTCAATTTGGCCGTCAGCACCGGGTATGTCAACATAGTTTGTTTTAGGAGTAGCAGGAGGAATATGTACTGATGATAGGATAAGTCCAAAGTCATTATAGCTATGATAATTTCCGAATCTAATACCATTTATCATACTGTTATACCTCTCTTCTTTCTCTTCGCTAACTTGTCTAACTGTTTATTTATTTTAGGTGCAATTTTTGATACTAAAGTATCATCATCAAGGATAATACTACTGTCTTTATCAAGTAATTCAGGGAAAAACTTACTTAACATTGTTAGTAGTGTGTCTAGTTTCTTATCTATATTGGAAGTAAGAGTTGTTTTTGTATTCACTGTATTTTTCTCTTTCTTCTCACTAGGTAAGTCCTTAGCTCTATCAACAGATAAGTTCTTAGTATCTAATGTTAACTGATGTAGCTGTTGTGCAACCTTTCTTATCCAACCTGTATTATTTTCAAGTGGTACAACTGCCTCTGCACCGTCTTCACCAAATACTGCCGGAGTAGGCTTATCAACAACTGTACCTTTAGCCAATTTAGGAATTTTAGGAATATTGAAACCAAACTTCTTGCCACCAATAACAGGTACCCAATCAGGTACATCAAAACTAATTTTATTAACACCACCAATAAGAAAATTAATGCCCTTAATGATAAGATTAATAGGTGCTTTAACTATTGAAACGATACCATCAAAAATTTTCTTAAAGAAACTCGAAACACCTGAAAATACACTTTTAATACCATTCCAAGCACCTGTAAAGATATTACTGAACCATTTCCCAATACCGGAAAACACATTCTTAATTCCTTGCCAAATACCTGAGAAGAAATTACCTACACCATTCCATACTTTCTTAATGCCTTTCCAAGCACCTGAAAATACATTGCTAAACCAAGTACCAACACTTGAAAAAGCACTCTTGATACCGTTCCATACTCCTGAAAAAATCTTGCTAAAGAATTTTATAACCGGTTCAAATATCTTCTTAATATTTTCCCATATGGTTGTAAAGTACTTAGCAATCCTTGAAAAATATTTGCCAAAGAAATTTGAGATAACTTTCCAAATTGATTTAAAGATATTACCTACCATTGATACTATACCTGTAAGCAAAACGGGAAGTGATTCCCACAATCCTTCAACAATACTTTTAAGAATAGTAGGTAGTGCCTCAATCAAGCTAATAATAATTTCCGGTAAGGCCTGTACTAGTTGTATTACAAGTTGTATAGCACCCTGAATAAGTATTGGAAGATTATCCATAAGAGAATTTACAATGGATATGATAATCTGTGGAAGATTATCAATTAAAGGCTGAATAATCTCTGTAAAATGTGTCATTAGGTACAATACCATACTTGTTATACCGGCTATCAATTGAGGTATAAGAGTAGGTAATGCATTACAGAGTGTTGACATCAATTGTGGTAGTGCATTAACTATAGCCGTAAAAACTTGATATACACCATTTAGCAAAGACGGAATTGCGTTTAGTATAGCTTGTATAAACTGTGGTAATGTTCCTACTAAGGCATTAATAAGTGATACTGCACCACTCACTATACTAGGAAGAAGTGCGGTTATAACCTCTGATACTTTGCTTATAAGTTTTGGTACTAACTTAGTAACCAGAGATGGAACTCTTTGCAAAACCTGTTGTATTCTAGGGATAATGTTATCAGCAACAGTAACTACACTATTAAATACATTGGTAATTAGGCCGTCTATATTTTGGTTACCGTCAGTTAAACCGGCAAGAAGGTTTTGCCAAGCACTTTTTGCTGATGAAAGAGAACCCTGAATAGTTGTACTAGCCTCTTTTGCCGTAGTACCTGTAATACCCATTTCTGTTTGTACAACATGAATGGCATCTACTATATCGGCATAGGAAGATATGTCATACTTAACACCTGATATTTTCTGTGCATCAGAAAGAAGTCTTTCCATTTCCTCTTTTGTGCCACCATAACCAAGTTTGAGGTTATCAAGCATTGTGTAATTTTGTTTTGCGAAGCCCTGATAAGCATTTTGTATGTCTTCCATAGAAGTACCCATTTTATTTGCATTAT